GGGGGCGGCGGCCGGCCTCAATAAGGGCTGGCGGGGGGGGGGCGGCTGCGTGCAGTTTGGCGGTTTTGGCGGCGGCGAGTGCCGCTTGCGGGTTGGGGTGGTAATCGTTTTCGTTAATCAGGCGTTGCCCTTCGGCGGGTTCAAACGGGATTTCTGTCCAGCCGGTGATTTCGCCTTTGTCGTTCAGGATGTGATAGCCCATGATTTACTCCTTCGTCCAAAGTTCGACGTATGAATAGCCGAAGTTGCTTGCGACATAAATGCTGGCGCCGCCAAAACTGATGCCATCCACGGCGACCATGCTGGTTGGATGTACGCGCCCGGGCGGATTTTGTGCGGCGATGCTCCCGTCTGGGTGTTTGAGTTGATGGACGCCCCTTGTATGTCCGTTGTAGTGTCCCAAGCAAGCAAAAACCAATGCGTTCTCCGGTGATTTGATGGGGTTGGTAATTGTTGCCTCCACACCGGGGCTGCTACTGCTGCCGCCATTAACATTCACTTTGCGTTTCCAGCTGGCTTTGACCGTGTCATAGATTTGTTGGCGCACCGCTTGCAGGTTGTCGTTATGGGCAATCAACGCCGCACGGGCGTTAGCGTTCTGGGCTATTTCGGCAAGCGCAATACTCGACGCGGCAACGGCCGTCATCGCTACCTGACTACCGGCGACTGACGCCATCGCTACCTGACTACCGGCGACTGACGCCATCGCTACCTGACTACCGGCAACAGCCGCCATCGCCACCTCGGAATCCACCCAAACGCGGCGGGCGGTAGGTGATGCGATCAAGGCTTGCATTGCGTTGGCAGATGCGACGACCGCAGCCAGCGCCGCCGGGGTGTCGATGATGTACTGGGTGAGTTCTGCCGATTTGGCGACAACCGTCATGCCTGTCGTATGTTGTGGCCACACCTGCCAGAGGTCGGGAGCGTCTTTCCACAGGGCGCAGGCGGTTTCATTGCCGAGGATGGCGGTGGCCGTGGTTTGGCTTTGCGCGAGGTAGCCGAGGGCGATGCGGTTGCGCAGGCATTTGTTGAGAATGTCCTCTTGCGCCTTGGCGACCAGCCACGCGGCCACTTCGTCGTTGTCGATCGCCGAGCGGAATAGCGCTTCGTGGTCGGTAAACCAGATGTCGCGGTTCACCGTACCCGCCATTTCCAGCAGCGCCGCGTGGAAACGCGGAATGGCGCTTTGAAACTGGTTGGCGAAGTGTTGCAGTACGCCGTAAAAGACGCCCTCTAACTTGATAACGGCTGGGGTAAAACGGCGGGTGATTTCGCGGGCGAGTGCATCGGGGAAGGTGTCATGCGCTGACGGCTGCGCGCGGTAGAGGACGCAAAGCTCGATGAGCTGGTCGTTGTCCAGCTTGCTCAAGTCTGCGCCGAGTTGGGCGGCAATCGCCGCTTTCTGTTCGGGGGTCATCATGGTTTTACAGTCCGGCAAGGGCGAGGGTGCGCAGTTTTTTCAGTTGCGCGTCGGTTTTTTCTTTTTCGGCGGCGCGCGCCTGCGCTTCGGCGGTAATGGCGTTTTTCCGTGCGGTGGTTTCGGCAGCCGTGGCCTTGGCTGCCTCGGCTGCCTCTTGTGCCGCCTCGTAGATGGCGCGGTCTGCCGCTGTCAGGCTTTCGCGGATGCGGTCCACGTCTTCGGAGAGCAGGTTTTCCGCGTGCGGCAAGAGGAATTTGTAGTTGGCGGTTTGGTCATTGGCCATGTCTTACTCCTTATGTTGTAACCATGCGCAGGGCGCGGGCGCGCGGGCGGGCGCTGATGTTGCCGGACAGCGTGATGCGGCAACGCACGGTGTCGCCGCCGCTGATGGTCTGTTTGTACTCGTTGCGCACCCAGCCGTCGCCGAGCGGCTCGCCGTTTTCTGGGGTGCAGGATTTCCAACTGCCCTCAATTTCGATTTCAACGGTCAAGGCGCTGCCGCTGGGGGTGTTGCTTTCCAATGTAACAATGGCCTGCCCGCTGCCCGCAACCACGGCGCGGCTGATGTAGGTGGCGCTCTCTTGCAGGTCGCCGAGCGCGAGCAGCGCGCCGGGGTAAAGGATGGGCGAGCGGGTACGGCTGCCGCGCAGGGTGACGGCGGTTTTCAATTCGCCGTCGGTGCGCGCGTCTAGCCGTCCGGTTTGCTTGTCTTGCAGGTGATAGCGGTGTTCGTCGTTTTTGACGGTAAAGGTGACATCCGTCTCGATGCCGGTACGTTCAACATCGGCCATTAGATAGAGGTCGGAGGCGTGGTTGGCGGTGACGGGGCTGAGTTCGGTGGTGTGTTCTACTGACGTAAATTCAGCGGCGTAAATGCGGAAGGCAAGGTCGGCGTTGTTGTGCGGTGTCCAGGTACTAGCATTGCTGGAGGAGAGCAAGACGCCGACGCTGTAGCCCTGCTCGGTCACATAGCGCTGGGCGCGGCGGTCGTATTGGCCGACTTCGGCGATGGCGAGGCTGTGGCGGTTGTCATCGGTGAGGATGACAATGGCGGATTCCTGCAAAGCCTCGATGTAAACCGGCGTGGCGAAGTCCACCACAGTTTCTTCCCCGTCAGGACGGATAGCATCGGCCGTGATACGGGTTTCGGCCAGTACGGCGCCCGTCGGCAGGCCGGTCGCTGTCTCACGGATTTGCACCGTGACCGGCAGCGTGCCGATGTCCTCAAACCACAGGCCGATGGCGGCAATGTGGCGGCCTTCGGTAAGCAGGGTAAAGGTTTGCGCCAGCGGGTCGTAACGCTGCACAGTGATGACGCGGCGGCGTTCCTCGATGGTGATTTCGCCGCGCCCGATAAATTGCGCAAGGCCGCGTGTGCCACGCTCGCCGATAAACTCGACGCTTTTGGTGCCGGCAGGGATGCCCGACGGCAGGGTGAATTTACCCCGGGCGATGCCGCTGTGATCTGCTGTAATCATAGGTTTTCTACCTCAATTTCGATGCCGTCGAAGATGACACGCCGCAGCGGTTCGTCCGGCAAAAATCCCTCAATACGGAAGGTGATGGTGATGGGACGCAGGTGTTCGGCCTGTCGTGTGCCAATGGTGCGACGTTCGGTGTTTTCGGTGGTGCGTGTCAGGTTGCCGCCGCCAATCAGACGGGTCACGGCGGCGCCGTTGACGGTTTCGGTTTGTGTCCAGGTATCAACCGGCGGCATCAGGGTGACAGTCGCCGGAATGGGGTCAAAGGCGCTATACGGGTTGATTTTCATACCCCCGGTGCGCGCCGTCTGTTCCACCAGCACCACTTTTTTGTAAGGCAGGGTCAGCGGCCGGTCATGCGCAGAGAGCGGCGCAACATCGGCACGGATAGGCAGCATCAGCTCACCGTCCACGATGGCGGCGGTCTGGTTTTGCCCGAGGTCGCGCATGGCATCGTCCAAAAATGGGTCAACAAAGACACCACGGGTGGCTGCCGGGGCTGTCGCGATGGCGCGGGTTTGCAGACGCAAGATGGCGACTAGGTCGTAGAGGTCAAAGATGTCGGCGCGCATGTCTTGCAGGGTGCCCATACTGACTGCCGCGATCGCGGTGTTTTTCACCGCCGTTGGCGCATCCTTAAACCAAGTGTGCTGTAACTGCGCCAACTCCAGTTGCCCGCTCACGGCGGGAGTCGCTTTAGGGTTAAAGCGGCGCGGCATCCCCTTGATGCGGGTCAGTGCGCCGTTGCGGTCGATGGTGAGGGTATCGGTGCGCGGCAGACGCCATTGGTAGTCGATCAATATCAGCGAGCCTTCGACCGCACCTTCTACGGTAAAACCACGCTCGTCCGGATCAATGGGGGTGATCTGGGTGATGTGTTTATAGGTCACTTCGTAACTGGAGCCCGGTGCGGGTTCGGCGCCGGCGGGCGACCAGTCGATCATGCCGCCAGAGAACACATAGTCCTGCGTCTCCTTGTAGGTGGTGCCGCCCTGTTTGACCTCGACAATCTCGATCACAGCAGGATCGGGCAACGCGTCGGCCACCCCGGCATAACTGCCGTGCAGTACGGTGGCGGTAGCCTGTTTGGTGATGTCCACCTTGCGGATATCGTGGATAGGCGCGCGGTCCACATTGACCCGCATTTTTCCGCTGCCGCCGCTGGAAAACTGGTGCGGCTCGGAGAGGATGGTTTGCAGGTCAGGATCGAATGGGAAACGCAGACGCAGCGCGGTGGGCAGCTCGATTTCGTGCCCGTACACATGCGCTTTTCCTTCAAGCAGCGAATAGGTTTCTTCGCGATCATCATGCGACAGCCACACCAGTGACAGGCCGTGGATGACGTAGTGGCCGCCATTGTTGTCACGATCATACCTGGCCAGTGCCGAAGCAAAGCCGGAGAGGTCTGGCGGGGCGGACTTGATTTTGAGGACACCGTTTTCCACGTCATAGACACGATAAAAATTGCCGGTACCACCATCGGTGGACAATCCCCATACGGCGCTGATGCGCAGCCGTGCCGCGCCCGGTTCGTCGTAATTGCGTGTCCCTTCACACGGATCGCGCAGGGTGGGATCTTGCAGTTCAGTGACGACGGCCTCTGTCAGCCACACCCCGATTTCCACGACACCGGTGAGCGGAATATTGAGTTTGGCTTCCGGCACATCACGGATGCGGCCGCGCAGGTAGATTTCCGAAGCGGCGCAGGTGGTCTCTCCAGTGTCGGGATTGATAACAACTGCGCCGCCGCTCTGTATCGAGCCGTCGCTCATGAAGCGGTCGGCGATACGTCTGAGGCGCGTGTCGTTGATGTCCTGCAATTCGTTCAGTTCGGGCGATTGCAGGCCCAAACCAGCCCGAAAGAGGATGGCCTCTTCGGCGTGGCTGTCTCGGCAGTAGTAATTGGCAAGGTCGATATCTTTCATGACGGTCAGAAGGTGATGACAAAATCGAAGCTGATGCGCGCACCGACACCGCGTTGCACGGCGGTGATGTAATCGATAGCGAGCAGAGTGCCGGGGGTGGCTATATCGCTCGGCGGAAAATAGGTTTGCCCGGCGGGTAGGCCGGCGCGGGTTGTAGTACCGACAAAGACACCGAGCTCGCGGATGGTCTCGCCGAGGCCGTCGTTAAAGTCAAAATCGGTACGCAGGTGCAGATTGGCGGTCGGCGTGTCGCTCTTTGCGAAACGGGCACCGAGCATGACAATGTCGCCGTCGCCCTGCGGCGTGCAGTACTCGACAACATTGACTTTTCGCCGGCCAAGCTCGGCAGTGAGCGCGGTGGCGCTGCGCGGTTCGCGGGGCTGGGTGGTATCCCATTCCGCCTCGCCGCTCCCCCAGGCAAGATGCAGGGTGCTGCCCTTGATAGCGGTGGCAAGGGCGATACGTCCGGAGGTTGTAAGGATGGCCATTAGTCGGGGTCCTCGCAGTTGTTGATGATGACGTTGGTATTGGTCCAGGTTGACGACGGCCACGGGGCATCCGCCCACACTTGTCCAAGGTAGAGGGCGACAGCACGCGGTGTACTGCTGCCCGCTTGGATGGTGTAGATCTCAAACGGCAACGGCAGGTCGTCGAGATAGAGGATGTGCGCCTCGACGCTGCTGATGACGTGGGCGATGGTGATGGTGACGGCGCTAATAATCTCCGCCCCGGCGTACATCGCCCACGAGCCAATGACGGTGCCAAAGGAGATTTTTGGGTCTCTACCATCGGGCAGACACGGCAGGGCGCGCCGACCGATGCGGATGCCAGAGTCGTCGTCCAGCAGGGCATCATCCAGCGCGCTGTCGTCTAGGCGGAATACGCCCCGGTCATAGCCGTACACCATCCTCCACAGGCGCGAGCGTACCGGCTGAGACAACAGGGCCAGGTTGACCAGCTGGCAAATTTGCGCCGGGGTGGGCATCCCGTGCGGGCGCAAGTCGTACTCGGCAAAGTGGCGATGTGGCCGGTAGGTAGCGTCCGGATCGTTGTGCTCGATGGAAGGCGGCGACTCGATGATGTCGGCGTCCAGCCCAACCCACGAAAAGGCGAGATGCAGTGAGGCCGGTGTGCCGCGTAGGCGCGTCCAGCGGATGCCCTCGCTGATGAGACGGCGCTTATCGCTGATGTAGGGGGTAATTTCGCCGAGGGCGTACTCCCAGATGAGCGCGTCCAGCCAGTTCTCGGGCGGGTCAAATTTGCGTCCCCGGATGGCAGCATCGTCGCCAAGATCAAGGATAGCGGGAGCACCGACCTGCGCCAGTTTGCGCTCAAGGTCGGTGCTGTTTGGCGGCAGTAAATCGGTGCGCATCAGTAATCCCTGCCACCGAGGTTGAGGCTGACGGTGCCGATGGCGGCGGTCTCGTCGGCAGCAATGACGACGTCACGCGTCGGCGCAGTCAGGACGACGCGCTGCACCCCGGCGGCGTGCAGCGTGTGGATAAGCCAGGAGCGGGTGAGGTCGCGCCCCAAACCAAGCTGACTGCCGACGGCACGGCGCAGTGTATCCGGTAGGGTATTGAGCAGGTCGGCGTTGCCGTCGGGCAGAAGCCACAGGGTGGCGGCGATGTCGATGGTTTTGACGGTGGCAGCGCGGACTTCGAGGGTATCGGTGAGGACGCGGATGTCCGTGCGGTTGAGGTAGTCGCGGGTATGGGCAAGCAGGGCATCATCCGTCCATTGGGTGGCGCGTGCGTCATTCAGCGCGGTGATGCGGGCGTGAGTCCTGGGACAGGCGGCACGCAGCGCGGCATAGCCGACAGCGCGGTCGGTGAAATCGCGGTGTGCGGCAAGCCAGGCACTGCTGTTATTGTAGAGGGCGGTACTTTCGGTGTCCCAGGCGGCGTTCAGCGCGGGGTCATTGAGGGCGCTGACGAGCAAACCGACGGCTTGCAGCCAGCCGTTGAGGCAGGTTTGCGGGTCTTCCTGCCAGTTTTCGGCCCAGTAATCTTCATCATCGGTGTCGTTATCTGCCGTACCGTCGCCGTCATCTTGGTAGGCGGCGGGGTTTTGCGCGCGCCAGTGATCGCGGCTGTGCGGGACTGCGGTGGTGTCAGCGAAGTAGGCGCAGCGATAGCCGCGATGGTTACGCAGGTCGGCGTCGTTCATGCCGAAGGTATCGTCATAACCATCAATGTAGAAAGCAAGCAGACCGTGTTCCGGCAGGCCGATAGCAGCCGCGGCTCCGGCGGGGCGGTCGCCAAGGGTGGCTTTGCG